GTGAAATGTTATACTGCATAATTAAATGAGGATACAGACTATTCAAATCAAAAGAAACAACCCAATCATGTTTACCAACTTGAGGATTTTTGACATAGGCACCCGCATATGCGGAGTCTTTAATGTTTCTTTCTTTTTGTGGAATAACAATATTATTCATTCTCAAATAATTAAACGCCAGAATATCCCACATTCTTACTTGCTTAAAGACATCTTCAAAATTTGATTTAGCATCATAAGCAAGAACAACAGCCTGCTCAACCAATCTTTTCTTTTCTTCAATCTGCTCAACCAACTCCACATCTTTAATATTATAATCAATAAACTTCTGATAATCTAGTTTGTACAATTGATGTAATGTTTCAAATTCAGAATAGTCTAACTTCTTTTCACCAAGTTCAACATGAGCAATATGATCTAGTCTATATGATTCTTGATTTGTGAATGTAAACTTTTTATAAAGATCAAGATAATCTAGAATTGCTATACCAGTTAAGTTGTAAGTTTGCATCCACTTACCACCCATACCAGCAACCTTTGATTCTCTAACATAACTCCAAGGAGACAATTGCCTACAGAATTTTTCACCAAATAGATTTGTAATTCTATTAACAAGATATGGAATATCAAAAAACTTAACATTCCATCCAGTTACAATGTCTGGTGATATTCTTTTCCAGTGATCAACAAATGTATTGATCAAACCATCTTCTGTTTCACATTTAATATATCTAACATCTTCTCTTGTATTGTGATAATCACCACAACCAATTACAATAAAATCTTTACCACACTTCATTGTAATAGCAGTTATTTGTTCTCTCGCTTCTTCTGGTTTAGGGAATCCAGATTCAGAACCAACCTCAATATCAATGTATAAAACTTTGATACTTTCAAAATCATAATCAACTGTTGCACCAGGATACTCATCAGAAAGATAACAATACATCCAACTAGTGAAACCAAAGATTTCAAAGTTTTCTATAGTGTCATACTTTTGAATAAATTCTTTTGCGTCTGCAATATTTCCAAAGTCCATTTTAGAAACATTGGCTCCAGACAATGTTTTATATTTTGATTCTTCTTTTGATGGAACGAATAGGGAAGGAGAATATTCAATTCTGTTTTTGAAGGGAACTCCATCCTTGATACCTCTTTCCAGAACGAAGTTCCCATACTGAGAAACATTTGTGTAGAATTTCATTTAATAATGTGGATATTGTTTTGTGTCTATTCCTAACTTGTTTAATTTATTATAACACGAAGTTATCTGTTTGTCAATCCAAGTTTTCTTAGATTGAAACATTCCTAATGCAAATAGAACTTGCAAGTAACATAATATAAAAAATCTATTTAACGCCAACCAAACCTTTTTCATATTTGACCTTACCTTTCTGCTTCAATGCCGTAAGCACGTCTTTTCGGTTAGATCCGTCCCTTTTATATGAACAGTGAATCCAACCTGAATTTGGGTCAACACCATCATAAAACTCAAGAATTAATTGATCGAAATCGAGATTGTCTCGAATCCATTTTGCTAAATCAGGATTAGAAATGGAATAACTTTCAAAGTCTGCCGCCTCACCTTTACAGTGCTGACTCTTAGAACTACCACCGACCGCCTTATTTAAGTCAGGAGATCTGTAGCCTGAATTCAAAGTAATAACACCATGTTCTTCTCTAATAGGTTGTAGGATTTTATGTGAAAGTACAACTAGGTTCACCAAATGCTCGTCATCCTTTGGTGAATTATCAATTGCCATTCTGTCGGCAGTTGAGCTTTTAACAAACTCATTTAAATGGAAGTTTTTACTCAATCTCATTTTGGATACCCCTCTATAGTGAAAGTTAATTTTTTAAGTAATTCTTTTTTTCTTTTTTTGTTTGCATTAAAAAAGACATACCTATACTTTTGTGATCGGTCCTCATAGTATATATTATCTTCACCATATTCTGATTTCAATTTTTCAGTTCTATTCTTATGACCTCTATATTTATCAGTAACACTTGCAGGATGTAGATCTAAACCTTTTATTCTAATATCCTTAATGGGTTTTGTTTTACCAATGTAATACCAATTTGTACTTTGATAAACAATACCTAAATGATTCATTGTTGAATCTGCATAAGAAACAATAATTTCTTTATCTAATTTTTTTAGAGAATTACCTATAAGAAAAGATTCCCCATTTTTTGGAACAGAATCATCAACCCAAAGTCTAGTCAACTCATAGACATTGTTCATTTCTTCTTCACCACAAATGGATTTTAATATAGGATTATAGGCGGGAACTCCATAACAAATTACACCTTTTAAAGTGCCTCCAAAGAACCCGCCCTTTTCGAATATACCATACGCCTTAGAACATGGAGCAGCACGATGTAAGTAATGATTTTCAATTACTATATTAAGCGCTGCTTTTGTTTCTATAGGTTCTACAGTATAATTATCCTTTGAAAGTCCCGATTGGTATTTCACGTGGTTCTTTACCTTCTGGAAAAATCTTTTCCAATTCAATTGTTAACATACCATCAATTAAGTCAGCATGTTTAACTTCAATATCATCAGAAAGAGTCCAAGACTTTTTAAAAGATCTTTTCGCAATTCCTTGATGAACATATTCTTTATCATTATCATCTTTAGAATCTTTTGATTCTACAGTAAGAACACCATCTTCAAGATGAACTCTAATATCATCTTTTGAAAATCCCGCAACCGCAAGTTCAATGACATATACATTATCACCATCCTTACGCAAATTGTAAGGTGGAAAATTTGTATTCATTGAATGTTGAACCGCTCCCCAATCGCGAGACAACGCATCAAACATTCGATCAAAACCGACTGTGACGTTGTAAAATTCTTTTGGGATGTGAAACGGACTAATAGTGCGTGATGTAACCATAATACTCCTTTATTAAGCGAGTGTTATAAAAATGAAGACCCGACCATCGGCATCTTCAGTCACGAAATCCTTCACCTTTCATGAAGTGATGGATTCGATGTTTAAAAACTATCCAATATAATTCAATGAGTGAATCTGCTGCATAAGTGCCAGCTTCTACCACTAATTTATATTTAACCATATTATACCCCTATTTATATCAAATGTCAAGTTTTTTAGAAAGAATAATTAAATTCTTTGATCTCATACCAAAAATATTCTTTAATCATATCATGTATATCATCTGTATACAAGTTTTTATATTTGTCTTGTGTTACTGGTCCTATATTTGTATGTTGAACTTTTGGAACAACATATCCTCTAAAAATATCATTCAAATACTGTTGTAAATTTTCTATAGGAATAATATGATCTGCAATTATTTCACCATCAATTTTATAATAGTTTGTTCCAATATTTAATGTACCATTTAAATCTCTATATTGATAACAAAAATTTTTAAAAGTTTTTGATGTTGATAATGAATATCCACTATTAGATTCTTTTGTTTTCCTTGAATAAAAAAATTTACTAGCTAACAAGTTCCATGGATTTCTTACAGTGACAATTTTCTCCATCATATCCCACCATTGAGGAATTGTATTTTTCAAATCAACTGCATACATATGATGAGAAATTATACAATCACTTTCTAATTTTATTTTTTGTTCATAAGGTTCGCTTGTTAGATATGGCCTATTATTTTGCTTAGCAAAATCAATGACCCAATCAGTCATACTCTGACTAGCTGTTTTTGGATGTCTTAAATAACAAAAAAATTTCCCAGGAGGAAATACAATACTTGTCAAGTTTTTCCTGTTGATCCAAATCCACCATCACGGTCTGTCTTTTGACCAGGTACCTCATCTGTTTGACTAAAAGAATAATTCAATGTCTTAACTAATTCACCTTGAGCATATCTTTCACCTGCTTTAATTTGTCTCGCAGTATTAGAACTATTATACAAAATTAAAAAACATGGATCAACATAATCACTATCAATTACTCCCTCGCCATTTGCTAAAAGTAATCCTTGCTTTAGTGCCACACTTGATCTAACGTGTATTCTAAGAGAATAACCTTTTGGAATATCAAAAATCAAACCAGTAGGAATTAACATTCTTTCTTGTGGATAAATCATTATATAAGCAAAACCATCTTTATCAGGTCTTGTTTGTCTTGCTTGTTTTTTATCTGGATCATCTAACCATAAGCGTATTTGTTCATCATGAAAATATGAATAGATATCAAAACAAGCAGATCCTTTAGTTGCAAAAACTGGATCAATTACATTGTCTCTTTGCTTATAATATTTAAGACTCGGTGTTGCCATTATCACTCCTTCTTTTATTTCCAATATTATATTTTGGAGTTAACTCCCATTCATCTTTTTCTTTGAAAGAAAGAATTTTTAATTGATTTAATGCAACCTTCTCTTGTATTCTTGTTTCATCAATGATATTTAACAAACCCCAATCTGATAATAATCCAACGATTGTGTTTCTTCTTGCTTTATCATTGTCTGAAAAATTAGAAGGTTTACCATCTAAAGCAAACAATTCTTTAAAATGAACTATATAATATTTTCCTTGTTTGTGAAGGATGTGACAAGACTGATATAAGACTTTTTCTTTTTTTGAAGGGATGCCGATTCTGGTAAGTGTTTCCTTTATCTTCAAGAAATCATCAGAACCTTTCAACTCAACTTCAATTAAATCATCGACTACATTAAACATAATACCTCCAATAGTAAATTATATATTTAAAATATTTATAATTTACTTACTTTTGGAAGTACCACCCCTTTCAAATGATTTTTTTATTATTTCAAAATCTTCATCAGAAATAATGTCTAAAACATCCTTCGCCTTTTGGTTTGAATAATTAAAATACTGTTTTAAAATTTCAAGCTTATCTTCTTTCAAAGACTTATGCCACTTGGAGAACCTTTTCTTTGGACGAATCGAATGTAGAAGATAATCATTCTGCATCTTTTTATCCAAGTCATGTCTCAAATTCATTTCATTAGCATAGAGAACTGTATCAGCAAAGTATCCCAACCCTCTATTAATAATGAAAGGATTATATTCTTTTTCAAGAATACCTTTATCATCATCCTTGAGAAGATTTTTCTTCCCAAAGTTTATATCATTTATAAAATCAAACGGCGACATAGTATTCCATTTGTCCATCCCATTCTAATTCAACTGATGGGTGATTTCTAAGATATTGTCTATAAGGTGAAAAGTCAATACCAACTCCCCACCCTATAAACTTCATGATTTCATTCTTACTTACTTTACCATGCCTATCTATAAATGTCAAGATTTTTTTAACTGATTGACTTCTATCAGTAACAGATTTTAATTCACCAATTGCTTTATCAATCATTTTATTGTGTGTTTTAATTCTATTAGACCACGCCATATTTTGCTTTACATGATATAATGTTTCTTCTGCATATTGATTTCTATAGTCAACATCTGTCAAGTAACGATCCATCAAATCTACCAATTGATCTTCATTATAAAATTTACCACATTCAGCACCCAACTCACTAAACAATTCTCTGTTCTCATCACTACTTTGATACAAATATGGTAGTCCTCGAATCATACCATCTTGTGCAGAAATTGCCCAACGGTTTCCACATAAAACACCAAAAGAACATCTATGTAATTTTTCATAATATTCTTGTTTAGAATCTACTCCTTCTATATCAAAGTAATCTTCATCTTTCTTATCTGCTAGTGAACACCAAACTGTAAAGTCTTGTCTCTTTTCTCTAAGTTTTCTAATCGCACTTAGAAACATTGGATAGTTTCTATATGCTTGTGGTCTATGATTAAATACAATTACCTTTTCTGGTTCTCTACATATATCATCAGAGATATCTGATTCATTAACACCAATATACTGTGCAGTCATAATTGATTTTAATTTGTTTAGTGTTTCTGTATTAAAATAAGTTTCTGCTTCATTTAAAATGTTACCAATTTGTGTTTCAGTATTTAATCCACAAGAAGACATTTCCAAAGTTCCCATCATATTATATGGAAAATAAGTTTTTGCATACTTAGCAAATTCTTTTGTTTCAGTCCAATGACAATATCCAACAATTGGAATCTTACCAAAGTGAGTAGCATTTGCTAAGAAGTTTGAAATATTAACTGTCCATTCTGGTAAATGAGAATATACAAAATCAAAGTCTTTATGTTTCCAATTTACAATTCTAGACCATGCATTATAGTCAAAATGACCACGCATTGAATTTGGATATGTTGGTAATTCAAGTTGGTATTGTTTCACATTAGGAAGATTCAATAAACTAGAATAAGAAGTCAATGGTACATGCCAAATTAGATCATCTCTTATTTTACCAATTTCTCTTACTATATCAGAAAAAAATTTTACAAAAGAATCTTTATCAATATGTTTTTGATAAGTTATATTTGGAACTACTAAAACTTGATAACAATTCTTTTTAACTTCTACATCATAAAAAAGACTCATCTTATTATATCAATTTTATCAATATTATCTACACTCCAAAATTCTAGATCTTTTCTCAATCTACCATCTGCTCTGACAGACTCCCATCTTCTTTGTGCTTTGTTTTTCCACCACTTAACAATGTTATCAAAATAATAATTGTCAAAGTTTGATTTCTTTTCTAGTTTATCAGTCTCACCAAAAATATATTCCTTTGTATTGGCAAAACCATAATCAGAAACATAGTATCTTTTTTGTGTAGTGATAGCCATCTTTTCTTTTATGATCCCCATTAAGGTATTATACTTTTGCATATCATGAGTTTTTAGATTATCTTTAAGAATAGAAAGTATTTTTGCTTGTGTTCTAAACTTTCTGCTTGTAGGTATCTCTTGATCATCTGGAACAAGTGGACCACCATTTCTTTCTTCAAGATTTAAACGAATCTTTTTGTAAATTTCATCTGATAAATTTAAAAGCAATTTACTATCAGTATCACCTTTATATCTGATATAAGGTTTCAAACCATCATACTGACTTGTTCCTTTTATAGATCCATACAATGAAGTAGTTTCAAAAAACAATGCTTCCATTTCATCATACTTATTATTTACAAACTCCCTCAATTCATGACAAACACAAATAAGAGCAATCAGTTTTCCACCAAGACAATTGTATCCAAATGGTTGTGAAGGAACAATATTAAATCCATTTACAAAATGCTTATTAGCAAGTTTCAATGGTGTTTGTTTAACATTGAAAAATAAATTTCTTGGTTTTATATTAATAACAGGAGAACCCAACTTAATAAAACCAACATACTTATTGGTTGTCTTTTCTTTAATACCAAAGCGAGAAGACCTGCCGGGGGAATTATCAGCATTAAAAGACGCAGTAATTTCTAATAATGTAGTATAGTCTTTTGTTAATAATTTACCCTCGGCAGGTTTATCTGAAGTATGGACAATTTCAAACTCCATATCTTCAGGAGCTAGGTCTGGGTTGTCAAATAAGTCGCCCTCTGGACCTAACCCAAATAACGAAAGAGAACTTGGTAGCTCTTCCATTCTCTTTCGCTTCTTATATCTATAGTACGCTTCTATGTCAGCAAATTCATCATAGAAACCAACATAATCATTATAGATACTTATTGTTTCTTCTTTACTTAAAGCTAGCATCAGCCATAATCTCTGTTAAACAAGCGGCCATGTTAAGTTCTTGATCTGCAACAAATGCCGCTTTATATTGATAATCTGCAAGTGTAATAATAACTTGAGGAATTGAATTTTCTTGTACTTTAGTATTTAGCGCTTCATATAACTTTTTAAATATTTTTGTGGAATCATTATCTAAATTTTCAGCAACCCATTTTCTCATATCATTGAACTTTTTATCTTTAAGAAGACTCATCAATTCTTCAATGGATTGGTCAGAAATATTTGCAAGGATACCAGAATCAATTTCACCAGAAACACTATATCTTTGAAGTTCATTCAAACATCTTCTAAAGTCTGGAAAATATTTATTGACTAGTTCAACAAGAACTTGTTGATTGTATTTCACTCCTTCTTCTTCAAGT